CAAAGGCCGTATTTAACGTAGGCACTACTAGCGCCTTGCCAGTCAGGGACTTTGAGATCTACAGTTCTGGTTTGTATACGTCATACGAAGAGGTTTGGATTGATTACCAGTACACGCCAGATCCCGGCGTGTTTCCGCCATACTTTGTTAAATTATTAAAGACAGCGCTGGCCGCTGAGTTCGCAGAGCCAGTGACAGATCAGATTACAAAAGGCGATTATTATCACAACAAAGCATATGGCCTGCCATCAGAAAATATGCGCGGTGGCTTGATGCGTGTTGCTATCAATATTGATGGCGCGGATCGCCCGGCTCAAGTTATACAAGAGTTTCCAATTTCTGACATAAGGTTCTAGCATGAGCCGCATCATCCAGATCCAGAATGATTTTACTAGCGGTGAGTTAGATCCAAAGCTACGCGCCCGCACAGACATTGATCAGTATCAGTCTGGTTTGGAAACTGCGAGTAATGTTGTAATTCAGCCCCAAGGTGGCGCGAAGCGGCGCGACGGTACAAAGTTTATTGCGAACCTTGACAGCGGCGCGGCTGACGCAACCCGAATGGTTTCGTTTGAATTTAGTGTTACAGACAGTTACATGTTGGTGTTTACGCCAAACAAAATGTATGTGTTTAAGGATGGCGTACAAATCACAAACATAAATGCTAGTGGTAACGATTATCTAACACTGACTGGTTTTACATCTAGTCGCTTACCAGAAATTAACTGGGTGCAAAGTGCCGACACAATAATTTTTGTGCATGAAGATATGCGCCCAAGAAAAATTGTTAGGGGTGCGACTGATGCGGATTGGACATTTAGCTCTATTAGTTTCGATCACACGCCGCAACACGTCTATGATTTAATAGTACATAGTCCACAGTTTACAATTACGCCATCCGCGACTGTCGGCAATATCACAATTACTGCTAGCTCAGTCACGACTGACACAGGTGTGGCGCAGGCTGGCGGGGCAAGTACAATCACGCTAAAGTCAGCCACTAGTTTTACTTTGGATGATGAATGCAATGGGATGTATATCGAGATAACGTCTGGCACTGGCTCTGGTCAGAAAAGACACATTGATGATTATGTCGCGTCAACTAAGGTGGCTACTGTTGAGCCGGCGTGGGACACACAGCCAGACAATACATCGCATTATGCAATCAAAGCCTTCAACAGCGCGGCGGTTGGTGACTATGCGCTTGCAGACATAGGATTTGGCAGAGCCAGATACATTGAGTTTGTAAGCGACACAGAAATGAAGGCTTACGTTGAGGTTCCATTTTTCGACACAACGGCGCTAACGGCTGGCAACTGGAACAGTGAACACGGCTACGAAGATGTGTGGTCTAGCACTAGAGGCTGGCCGCGTAGCGCAACATTTCACGAAGGGCGGCTGTGGTTTGGCGGCAGTAAGTCTAGGCCATCGACTTTGTGGGGTTCTCGCGTCTCTGACTTTTTCAACTTTAACCCCGGCGAATCGCTCGATGATGCAAGTCTTGAGGCCACGTTAGACACTGGCACATTTAATGCCATTGTTGATATCTACTCTGGCAGGCACTTGCAAGTCTTTACAACGGGCGGCGAGTTTTATGTGCCGCAGTCACTTGATGAGCCAATTACGCCAAGCAACTTAATTGTGAAACAGCAAACCGCGTTTGGCATAAAGGCTGGCGTCAGAGTGCAAAACATTGATGGCTCAACCCTGTATGTCCAGCGCCAAGGCAAGTCACTACAAGAATTTATTTACAGCGACACAGTTCAAGCCTACACGTCAGCCAGAATATCTTTGTTGTCCTCGCATTTGTTGAAAGACCCGGTTGATATGGTTGTGCGTAAAGCAACCAGCACCGATGAGGGCGATAGATTGTTGATTGTAAACGGTGACGGTAGGATTGCCTGCTATACATTATTGCGAAGTCAAAACGTCATTGCGCCGTCTGAGTGGATAACCAGAGGTAATTTTTTAAATGTTGGCGTTGACGTTGATGAAATCTATACAATTGTTCAACGCACAAAGAACTCAACAACAATACAATATACTGTTGAGGTGTTTGACCCAGACCTGTTGTTGGATGCGTCAGTCACGGGCGGCGCGGCATCGTCAGCCGCGGTTGAACATATGGAAGGTGAGACAGTGTCAATCATCCGCGACGGTATCGTTGAGCCTGATCAAGTCCCGGCCATTGGTGCGCCAGCTACTGTGACATTTGTCAGCCCCGCGACAAGCAGTTATCAAGTTGGTTTAAACTTTACGCCAACTGTTAAAACACTGCCTGTCGAGCCGCGCCTATCAAGCGGGTCATTGAAAGGATTTAAGAAGCGCATATTTGAGGTCAATGCAGAATTGTTTGAGACGCAGTCTTTGACGATTGACAGCAAGACGATTTCATTTAGGCAATTAGGCGAGAGTGTGCTTGATGATCCAGTGCAAGAGTTCACTGGTATAAAAACGCTACATTCTATGTTAGGTTATAACTACGATGGTCAAATTACAATTGGTCAAGACGTGCCACTGAAAATGACACTGCTTGGCATTGATTATAAAGTGAGTGTTGGACAATGAGTGCAGGCGGTGCATTACTTGCAATTGGTGGCTTACAAGCATTTGCTTCCTATCAGGCGGCAAGAGCGCAAGCAAAAGGATTGGCGGCGCAATCAACTATGGCGCGTCTGCAAGGTCAGCAAGAGGCGTTAAAATACAAACAACAGGGCGTCGCTGTTTTAGATAATATTTTACGCACCAAAGCCGCAGTCAATGCGCGTAAATCCGCTGGCAATGTTGACCCGTTTAGCGGATCTGGTTTGAGCCTGATGAATTTTGCACAAGCCACTGGCACCCGTGAATATGCAATGGCAGAGAATAATGCGCTGATTGCATTGCGCGGTGGCGAAATGCAGGCCGGGATGTACATGACGCAAGCAACAGCAACGATGAGGGCTGGGTTATTGCAAGGTCTTGGAGCATTCGGGCAGGCTTATGCAACAAAATCTTTAATTGGCAACCAGCCAATTCTAGGGACTTAGATAAATGGCTGAAGCACCAAAATACAGACCACTAGGCGTTAGCGTAGCAACTATGCCAGCTATTAATTACGCCGCCGCTGGGCAGGCGCAGGCGCGTGTCTATGATCAGTTAAACCGTGGCCTAGACAGCATGTTTAGATTTGCCACAGAAAAGGCAACGGCGCAGGCCAAAATTGAGGCGGCGCAATTTGCGTTTGAAAATCCTGTCACGGCAGAGCAATTAGAAATAGCTGTGGCAGAGGGCCGTGACATATCTGAAATTGTTGGAGATCAAACAACGGTATTTGGTGGCGTCACTGCGGCAAGTTACGCAACACAGTTGTCAACTGAGTTAAACAAAGAACTAACAAAAAAGATCAGCGCGTATGACGCCCAAATCAGCGCTGGCTTGTTTGTTGATCCCGACGATATGCAAAAAGACCTGACGGCAATGATTGCTGGACACGGTGACCTTGTCGCCCAGATAGATCCATCAGCCGGGCTTAAATACAACGCATCTGCGAATGCGTCGGCGTCTGTTGTTTACAAGGCGGCGCTTGAACATAAATTAAAAATGAACCAAGCCGTATTAAAAGACGGTGCCAAGGCTATGATGGATGCACTGCCTAATACTGTAAAAAATATATTTGCAATTCACAAAGGCGACTATGTTGCGACTATGGGCTTGGTAGCCAATGAGTTGTCGAAGACAGATGGTGCAATCATTGCGACTGGCGACTATGCATTTGTTGAGGCCGGGCGAGAAAGTTTGCGTGACGTTGTTGAGCAACAGCAAATAAACGTGTTGACCGATATTGCTATGAAAAGTGACACATCTATGTCTGATGCTCTTACAATGGGTAATTTTGGCACAGATCACACAGATTTGTTTTTGAACCTAGATGACGCTGGCAAAGCAAAGGTAAGGGAAGCAATACGAACCCGCCGTGACGCAAAAATAAATGACGACAAAGTTCAACGTGGATTAGACTTAAACGACGCAAAACGAGATGTCGAGCGTTTGTCTGTGGTTATGGCCGATACAGTTTATCAAGGGCCAGAGTTTTTGCAGGCAGTTGATGAGTTACAAGTTATTGCAATGCAACACCCGGAAGCTATATCACAGCAATCAATTACATCTTTTATTAAGGCATTAGACCCAACAGAGAAAACCGTGCCAAACTATGTCGGCATGTTTGAATTAAAAGAGCGTGTGTTTCAAGACAAGATTTTGACGTTTGATGATTTAGAAAAGCAAGGCAAAGAATTAAATGTTTCGCCTAAAGATATTTATTCTATTGTGCCTTTTTTAGAGGCTTCCAGAAAAGAAGAGGGCAGCCAGGTAAGAGCGATCATTAGACGTAATACCAAAATTGTTGATGGCAGCAACCCAACCCCAGATCAGTCAAAAGCATATTATAAGATGGATCGCCGCATTGAGGATGATTTTGAGCAAGCTGTTAGGGACTGGGAAAGCGGCGGAGGTGTTGGTGCCAAGCCAACACGGATAAAGATTGCAAGACAAATTGATTTGGAATACAGAACCGATGACGCGCAAAAAGATGTTAACGCGGCTGTGTCAACTTTGGTCAGAAGTTTTAGCACTGAGGATGCAACGCAAGTTGAAATTAACATCAGAATTGATGAAGACACGACACTGCAAGAAATTGAAGATGCACTGAGGGCTATGGGCTTTGAGGGTCAAGAGTTTCAAGCCTATTACAATGTCGCTAAAAACGGCATGAGCAGGCTGACTGCGGCCATAGAAAACAGGGACGCACTGAGATGACAGATGAATTTGCACAGGCTTTTGACGACAAGTTTGCGGCTAGTGTCATACCAGCGCGACAGCCAAAAGTTTTTGACATACCAGCGGTGGCTGTACCGTCAGCAGCCGACATGCCAGAACCATCAAAGCCAAAAAGCAACGTAACAGAAAAGCAGTTGATGCTTGACCCACGGTTTGCGGCGGCGGCGCGTGACGTGCATTTGTTGTTTGAGGGCGAGCCGTTTGAGGGTGATGACCAAATGGCGGCGCGTTACGGCATAGACGCTATCGGTGAGTTTAATTATAACTTTGCTGGCGGCACATACATGCCAAATGCAACGGGTGCGCCCGGTACTATACAAGCCGCCGCACTACTGACAAGCGGATCTCAAGATCAGGCAAAGGCGTTTGTTTATTTGTTAGACAGATATGATGAATTGCCAAACTTTACACTAGCTGGCACAGCCAGAATGATACGCGGCGCAATAGCTGACCCAAGCATATACACTGGCTTTGGCACACTTGGACTTGGCTTTGCGGCGCGTAAGACTGGCGCAATGGGTATTAAAAAAGCACTTGTTGAGATAGCAAAGCGCCCCGGCACATCAGCCGCCGTCTATACCGGCATCGAAGCTGGCGCGGCTGATCAGCTAA